AGGAACTGATCCCTCTCCTACAACATCCTACTATCAAGTTGTAAGCAACATTATGCTAACAAATTTTAACGGACAAAGCATGTATTTAACTTTTGTTTTCACGTGAAACAATAGAAACGTTAGTAAATCAGTATTTTACTAACTTACAACTGCAGGCGGAATGGTATTAGAATTTAGAACCGCCTTTGCACTAATACATTAGTGTCGGATACCTTGTACCGATTGACAATATTAAGGCAAGTGGTCTAACGACCCCGAGCTAAGGGTCGTTATTTACTTGTTCGTGGCAATTAGGGGGGCGCACTTTCGCCCCCTATAACCCCTAAAGGAAGCGTGACGCTTCACCCATTTATTTAAAATTATTGCCTACCGGCAGTTTTCTTTCTCTTCGAAAGAAACAAAGAGCGTGTTTTTCATGAGTTTGGGCGTGAACTTCCGTTCACGGCTTGAACGCCACTCAAAGGCTCCGCGAGACGTTTGAATGTCTCTTGGGGGGGGGTTACACCCCCCGCACAAGGCGCCCCCTGAATTAGTCTTTTTGATTAAGTTTGAGGATAAAAAAAACGCGCGCGCACGCAAAGATGCACGCACGCACGCAATATTAAAGGACAGTAGATAAATAATGTAAAAACATCATTAAAATATAAACACAGATAACAGCTAAAATGTAGCGTAGAATGTATATAAATATATTTTTCATATATATATAACGCTAATTTACTTACTTTATTGTCTTGCCTACATTATAAGAACCACTTAAAGGCAACCAACCGCCAAAGAGATTTCGAGCATGTTGACCAGCAGCAAAAGACCAAGTATCTTTCCAGCCGCTATCGTTAGCATAATTAAACTTAGCTGATTTAGCTTCCCAATAAGCGGTATTACAATTATTCTTGATAGTCTTTGCAGTAGCAGAAGCAATTTCACTTGCAAAAGGCACTTTAGCCTTTTCAAGCGTGGAAAGTGTCTCCTTATAAGCCTTATCAGCATAAGCAGAGGCAGCAGAGGCTAAAGCAGCCTCACCTTGTTTACTATTCAAATCAATACGAGAAGCAATTTCTTGCATTTCTTTATCAAAACGCTCCTGTTGATGTTGAGTAACAAATTGAAGTTGCTTTAATTGCTCCTCATTCATTTGCTTAGTAATACCCATCATCTGCTTTTGCAAATCTTCCTCATCAACCTTGATTGCATTAATTTTTGCTTGATATTGAGCGGTCAAAGTTGCCTGATGTTCTTGCTCAATCTTATCTTGCGCAGTCTGTTGTTCAACGAACAACTGATTTTTACGTCTATGATATTCAGCACGTGAAATATCACCATCAGCACGCATTTTTTCAAGTTCAGCCATACGTCTATCATTTTCAGATAAATTATCAATTTCAGACGTTTCGGCTTCAGCATTATTTTTCCGTGATGCAGACTTGTTGACGTCAATCTGAGACAACAACGAAGAAACATCTTTAAGGAAACTAAGTCCCTGAAAATCTGATGTAGAATCATCAGCCATAGGAGCAGAAGGAAGTGAAGGCGAAGAAATATCAGGTGTAGAAGCTATAGAAGTTGAACCATCACCAGCCAAAGACAAGCCAGCATTCCGTTTGCCTTGCGCTTCAAGCAAAGCAGAATCACGCGTAAGGGCATAGGTATTTTGCATATCCTGTTGATTATTTTGCTCCGCATAATATTGCTGCAATGCTGCAAGACGTGCCTCTGAATCCATCGCACGAGTTTGTTTCTTATTACCTAACTTACCTAAATTAACATATTTATCAGCCAACAAATCAGACGGACCAGTAGCTTTTTCTTTGTTAGGATTAAAAAGTTTAGTAAGACCCGAACCAACAGCACCAACACCAGCACCAACAGCACCACCAACAAGCGTACCAACACCAGGAACAGCAGAACCAATGGCAGAACCAACGGCAGCACCAGCAGCGCCATCTTGTAAAATAGTACTCATAAGTAAATAAAATTTATAAAATTAACATAACATGCACATAAAATGTTAACTTTGTAACAAATTATGTGCAAGAAATAACTTACTCCTGTGTAATAGTCTTAGAACTATTATCAGTATCCTCATCATAGACATCGTAAGACATCGCAATAGGCTTCAATGCATTAGTCAACTTCATAGAAATAACACTCTGCACAATAAAATTATCATCGACAGGTGTGTTAGTAAAATCGTTAGCTACATCATCAGATGAAGCATCATCGAAAACCTCACTACCTGAATTGTAGAAAATACGATTAAAGTTACCGAGCCAATTATAACGTGTAGGATAGCGCCACACTTCAGAAGCAACAGGAAGAGGATTGTTTACAGAAACAAAATTATAAGAGCCATCAGCATTCTTTTCCGAATGGATAGCATTTTCCGTAAGAATCTTATCCAAATAATAAGGCGAATAACTTGCAATCGTGCCACGTCGTGACATATCACCATTCACAATATTTCTTCGTGTCTTGAAACCTGAATAACGAGGAACAAAACCAAAACCTTTATCGCTTGTAGATTTCTGTCCTGAAATAAAGATGTCATTATGAGCACAGAGGAAAGAGGAAGGCGTAACCTCATAAGAAAGTGCATCAAAATCCGCATTAGGCAAAGTAAAGCGGTCAACACCGAACAAAGTAGGGTCAATACCCTGAAAGTACTTAGAATCAGGAACAAGACAAGAAACAACTACAAAATAACCAAAGGTAGGAGCGGTAAAACTAAAGCTACCATCACCAAAACCAAGACCTTTACCAGCATAAGAACCTAACTGCTCACCACTTCCATCGCCTGATGTAGTGTCCGCAGTACTGAAAACATCGTTAATGTTACAGGAGACAACGACATCAGGAAGTGAAACAGAATCTTTGAAGAAGGAAGAAGCAACATCAGCGCCAAAATGCGCTTTTAACCACGTTGAAACCTTTTTACCAATAACCGTATCCTTATTAATAAATTTAGAAACACGCTGCAAACTCTCCAAAGCAAACTGACTAACACCACCACTCAAAACAGAAAGTAAAGGAGCAGACTCTTCCGTTGTAATAAGACCAGTAAAACCACTGGAACTTAAATCAGAATTAGGAACTTTAATCTTATCAAAACTCGAGCTGGTAGTAGAAACAACATTCAAACGATGTGCACTAACATAATCATCTTTAGCTACATACCATGTATTAGCCAAATCCTCAAAAAAGCCAAAGCAAGCTTTCTGTACCTTTTGAGTAGAACCTTGTGCAGTAGTAAAATTCTCTAAAGCAGTAAGATACTTCTGAAAAGCAGCATCAATCAAAATAAATGCGTTTGTCTGATTCCACTGAGTTTCACGTGAAGGCGCGTAAGAATCATACCACGCTTTAAAATAAGCAAAGAGAGGCAGCAAAGAAACTCTATCAGTACAAGAAAGGTCAAGAGCATAACCAAGACCAAGAAGCACGTTACGCAAACGCTTACCTCTCTCAGTAAGACGGAAGCAGATAAAAGATGTAGAAGTAGAAACAAGATAATCGGCAGAATCAGGAGAAATCGCAGTACCAACATCACCGACATGGGGCTTAGGGTCAGGAATGGCAGCAGACAAATCGTCCTGAGCGTTGATAGCCTGACGATAAACCTGTATAGCTTCATGCAACACAGAAGGGTTAGAAACATTCTGATATACATATTTCGTAGTAGATGAAGAAGAATCCACCTTAAAATAATCAATAACAGAATACTGTAAAACCATTTGCGTCAAAATACGAACCTCAGTAGTTAAAATCTCCTTTGGCAAGTAATTAGAATCAGACGTGTTAACATAAGAACCTGAAAGCATAGCCTCATAATAAGGGCAAATATCCGTCATCTGAACAAAACGCAGTTTATTAACCAAGCGCATACGACCAAACGAAGGAACAGGAAGAGGCGCAAGGCGAACAAGTTGACGAATATTACCTGATAACTTATCCTTATCGTTAAGGAGTTGGCAAAAAAGAGGCTGACAAACACCAAAACCAAGCGTAGTGTTATTGTCAAAACTCATATCGTGAGTATAACGTTTTGTAGAAATACCCACAGAAACTTTTGAAAAATTGCTCATAAACAAATATTTTTATTCTTCATTTACTTGTTCCTGTCCAGAAACAACATTATCAACAATAGAGTTAACTTGCGCATCAGAAGGCGCATTGTCAACAAGAAGGGAACTAACAGCATTAAGAGGAATACCAGCAGAGAGCAAAGTTTCCAATTTATACTCAGAAGGTCCAGGCACATTTCCTTCAGAAACGTCTTGTTTAACACAAACATAATGCGAAACACCTCTATCATCTGTAATATCCTTAACAGAATCGACCAAAATTCTATGAGGCATACAAGAACGATGCGGCTTAAAATTACGAAAAACACTCATAATACTAACATAAATTATTAGGAAAAGCATTAAAGAAAAGACGCATCTTATTA